GCCACCTCACCACCTTTGCCTAGAAACTTGGTAGCTCTTGGTGTTAGCCTAGTGAACGGTTAGCATGTCACGCTACTAAACATTAGCAACTATTAAATATATACTTTTATATATAGTAGTAAAACTAAATTTAGTCCAATTGATAAATCAGATATTATAATATCTGATATCGATATATTTTCCGTCTCGCGAAGAATATCACCCCGACAAAAAAGAGCTTATATTTCAAAAACAGTTTGTATATAATAAAGTTAGAAAGTTTTGTAATGAAATATAAATTTAAGTTACAACCTTATGAGCACCAAATTACTGCTTTAAGGAAAGGGTGGAACTTGGAAGAGTTTGCTTTTTTCATGGATATGGGAACTGGGAAGTCTAAGGTTTTGATAGATAATTTTAGTGTGTTGTATGACAGAGGGCATATAACTGGTGTATTGATTATTGCACCCAAAGGTGTATATAGAAACTGGTCTCGTAATGAGATACCAACCCATATGCCAGAACATGTGTTAGCTGATATTTGTGTATGGCAACCTAATCACACACAAAAGTTTTTACAGACTTGGAAAAGTTTATTCACACCAAATGATAATTTAAAAATATTTTTGATGAACATAGAAGCCTTTAGCACACGCAAAGGTGTAGAAGTAGCTGAAAAGTTTTTGTTAGCTCATACTGTATTAATGGCTATAGATGAAAGTACCACTATAAAAAGCAAGAATGCAAAAAGAACAAAGTCTATAGTGAAACTTGGGAAGAGTGCAAAGTTCCGTAGAATTATGACTGGTAGTCCAATAACAAAAAGTCCTATGGATTTATACACACAATGCGAGTTTTTAAATCCTAATTTATTAGGTCATAAAAGTTTTTACAGTTTTCAATATGAGTACGCTATCATTAAACGACGCAACTTAGGTTCATATAGTTTTAATCAAATAGTTGGATATAAAAATTTAAAAGAGTTAAACGGCTTGCTAGATAATTTTAGTTTTAGAGTACGCAAACAAGACTGTTTAGATTTACCTGACAAAGTTTACACCAAGCGTATTGTTGAGTTAAGTGATTCACAACGTAAAATATATGATGATATAAAAAAGATAGCTCTTGGTATATGTGAAGAGGGTACTGTTACTCCTACCACAATACTGACACAATTACTTCGGTTACAACAAGTTTGCTCTGGTCATGTAAAGTTAGATGATGGCACAATAAAAAACTTTCCATCAACAAAACTAAATGAGTTAGAAGTTCTGCTTGATGAAATAGATGGCAAGGTAATTATATGGGCGAACTTTACAATGGACATCGTACTAATAGAACAACTCATAGGTAGAATGTATGGTGCTGAAAGTGTGGTTAGTTATTATGGTGATACCACAACTGATCAACGTGACTATGCTGTAAGTGCATTCCAAAACCCAGATAGTCCAGTTAGATTTTTTGTAGGGCAACCCAGAACTGGTGGTTATGGATTAACACTTACTCAAGCCTCTACAGTTATATATTATAGTAACAGTTATGATTTAGAAGTGCGTTTACAAAGTGAAGACAGAGCACATCGTATCGGTCAAGTAAATAAAGTAACTTACATTGATATTGTTGCTGATAAAACTGTCGATGAAAAGGTGTTACAAGCCCTCAGAAACAAAATTGATCTTGCTAGTGTAGTTTTACAAGAAAATGTAACAGATTGGATAGTTTGACGAAAAAACGGATCCGAATAAGCTCGATACAGTCATTGGAGCGTAGGGCAGTAGTATGTTTGTACCCTAGAATTACTTCCCATTCTTGGTCATGTACGCAGTAGTCCCGATGTAGGTTCCGACTATTCCAGCCCCAGAAATGTAGAATAAATTGCTAATATCAGCTAAAGCCTCTACTCTTTCTATTGGAATAAAAAACATAGCGACTGTAAACACTCCCATTCCTATTAATGTGTATCTTGCCATGCGTAATTGTGCAAGATTTTTGCGTAGTTTAGTTTCTGTTTCTTTTATTTCTTTTATATGACTTAACTCATCGTCAGAAACTATGCCATCACCATCTATATCATATTCTGCGTATTTAGATTTTTTCTGTAATTGTTTTTGTGTCATCTACTTTCCTTATATAACCATGCAAGAAATATTATAAATCCAATTACACTTAAAAATAAAAAAGTCCAACCAATATACTCCCATATTTTTCTTATAAGTTCTTGGCGTTCATATATTTCTTTTTGTCTTTGTTTTCTTATTTCTGCTTCCATATGTAAAATTTCATTCCAAGAGTTGGCTCCGTAATGAAAATTTATAAATGATTTTAATTCTTGCCTTTGTGCTTCTAACTTTTTCTTTGCAGTAAACGCCTCGATGGCACTTGCTTCTATTTCTTTACCTTTGAAAAGTTTTTGCAAGGCTGATGGGTTTTTAGCTTTTTTATCAGCATGATCAATATCGCTTAATGCACCCATCCAACGACCTAAATCTTTACCCATAGATTCTATATCACGCCCTACAGCGAAACCATTTTTGATTGCTGTGAAGGCTTTACTCGCCGCAGTTAGAGCAAGACCTATAGTAGCTGGATCCATGATTACCTCTATACAATATTAACCACCATCATTCTATTTACGAGTCTATCAGCACGATTAGTCACTTGGCGATACCATCTAGAGTCTTTCATTTGTTCAGATGCTTCAACCCAGTCACCACTGTCAACGGCTTCTTTCATCTTCTTAAATCCAGACATTCTAGGGTAACCCATATTGAACATCATGTTGGCGATGATTAATTGTACCTCTTCAGGTAAGTCATCGTAGTTGGGATATAACTTGTTGCAATCATTCAATGTGATTTGTATATCAGACGCAAAACAAGCATCAACCCTATCCTCCGACACTGGAGTCCCAACTGGTTGATTATATTCAGGATCAGTTTCTTTTACTAAATGACCTATGCCAAAGGTCGGTAAACCTAAATGATCTAGGTATATTTCGTGTACACAACCTTCGTCTTCAGCTATTTCTTTTTGTAATTGTTCTAAGTTCATTTATATTCCATCATCTCTTTCGCCTTTGAGAGCTTTTAACAATGATCTATTTGTTTGTCTCATAAAAGATTCATCTTGACCTTTCATAACGTCCCTTAATTTTGGCACACTTTTTGACTGATTGACAAGCTCTAATAATAAATCCTCGTTTCTTATTATTTCCTCTGGATTAACATCAGGATCTGGAAACTCCTCTTCCATACCTTTTTTCAGACGTTGTTCTACCATTCTAGCTCTTACTTCTCCTGCATTGTTCTTATAAATATCCATAGCCAACGCTTTTTTTAAAGCTCTTTTCATATAACCTTCACTGCCATCTACTATTTGTGACATTATGCCACTCGGACTACTACCAGCAGATCTTCGTTCTATGTTATCAACCATGTGTTGAACTTCGTGCATTAAGGCTTCTTCAAAAACTTGTTTACCCTCTTTACTGCTTGCTTGTTTCACTATTCCTCCACCGATGGTTATTTCACTCAGCATAGGACTAGCCGACGCTCCATAATAAGGAGCAAGATCTCCAGTGTCGTCCATGCTAACTCTTATTTTTTTAAGTCTTGGGTATTGTTTAAATAATTCTGGCATACCTTTTAAAATGTCTGTTAATAAAAAACCTTCTGCAACTTTGTCTAATTTTTCAGCTTCTATATATTGATCCTCAAAAGGTTTCCTTGTTAAAAATTTATCAGGTATATACATTTTGCTTGTATCTATTTCAAAACTTAATCTACCGTCTATAGGATCTTGGAAAGATTTATTCTTTTTAAAAGTCCCATCCATCCCTTTTTTAGGAATCATGTTTAAATGTTTTTTTAATATTTTAGGTCCATCTTTAGCATTATGCGATGCTATAATATTTAACTGTCCAGTTTTTACAGCACTTGGAGCTCTAACAGCATTTAACAAAGCTGGATTTAAACCATAATCCATGACAAACTGATTGGCTCCTTCTGTATACAAAGGATTATTAATCGAGGCTATACCAAGCTCTCCTTTGAACGCTTTGCTAGGAAGTTTAAAACTTTCAATCATTGAGTCTACAAACTCTGGTGTATC